CCCTCGACGTCCCGGTCGGGGCGCTGTGCGGCGAGGAAGGCAAAGAGCCGGGGCGCCGCTAGAACCAGACCCCAGAAACGCAAAAAAAAGGCCCCCGCCACGGTGTGAACCGCGGCGGGGGCCAATTCATTTGCGGGTGCTGCCGGGCGGCGGCTCCAATAGCTGGCGCAGGGTCAGCTTGTCGCCGTTGCATTGCTGCAGGCCGCGCTGTTCCGCGGCGGCGGCGTCCACCCATTCACCTTCCGAGTTCGGCGGGCCACCCTGCCAGCCCGCGACCGGAGCCAGAAGATCCGCCGGCACATAGGGGGCAGGCGGCACGTCACGGCCAGAGCACCCGGCCAGAGCGACGAAGCAGATCAGAGACAGGCGCATCTCGGCCCTCCATGGATTTCAGTTCTCGATCCTGGGCGGCCCAGGTGGCGCGCTCCGCCTCCAGCCGCTTGATGTGCGCCCGGTGGACCTCCGCGGCCTGCTCGACCTGCTCCAGCCGCGCGGTGGCGACAGAGAGCCGCCGCGCGACGTCGTCGGCCCTGTCCTGCCAGAACCAGGCCAAGCCGCCCAGGATGACGCAGGCGAGCGCCTGCGCGGCGATCAGGTAGGCGCGGATCACCTGACGCCCTCAGCCCAGAGCGCAAGGCGCTCGCGCAGGATCCAGAGCCCGAGCAGCAGCACCGCGCCGGCGGCCACAATGACCGCGATCTGCGCCGCGCCGTCGAGGGCGCTGACGCCGGCGACAGTCCCGGCCCCGACGGTGGCGAACTGCGCCGCCACCGCCTGAATGGTGCCGGACTGGATCGGGGACGTCCGCTCCTCCTCGACCGCGCGGCCGGGAACCGACGCAACCGGCGTCGTCACCACGTCGCCGATACGCATCGCCAGCGCCCGGTCGATCACCCCGGTGTCGTCGTCCTGCGCGCCGTCGTGCTGCCCCATCACCCGGCGCGACCAGCCGCGGCCGAAGGTCTTCCAGGTCTTGAGCCGCTTCAGGAACGCCATCCGCCGCTCGCAGATATCCTCGATCAGATCCGCCATGTCCGCCCGCTCGATCGCCGCGAGCGTCACCTCGCCGATCGCCCCGTCCACCTTGACGCCCAGGGCCGCCTGCAGGGTCTGCACCGCGCGCTTCGGCCCGCTGTTCACCCCGTAGTCGAACACCACGTAGTCGAGCCCCAGCGGCAGGTCGTCGCCCCGCACCGCGGCCCAATACTGCGCCCGGTAGATCGCCTCGACCTCGGACATGGTGATCTTGCGCACCGAGCGCCCGCCATCGCCCCGGCGCTTGCGGAAGGCGTCATAGACCTTCTGCGTCACACCGAAGTTGGTGGCCCCGCCCGGATCCTTGGGGTGGTCCACAAAGCCGCCCTCGTGCGCCAGCACCAGTTTAAGCGACAGGCTGAAATTCTCCTGCATAGTCTCATTCCTTTACGGTGGGTCGGCTCGCAAGCCGCATGATGATGGCCGCCCAGAGGACCAGGGCGCGCCTCTCGTCGGCCTCGGCCATCTATGGCAAGCGCTGCTTGCAGATGATCGACGGGCCGGCCGCATCCGTGCCGCAGCGCGCCTCATAGGCGCGCCTGCCGGCGTCCCTGATCGGCAGCGCTGACCAGGCTGCCAAAATCACCATTGCGATGATGCCCAGATAATTGGCGCGCAGCGCCTGACGGGTCTTAGGCATTCGATGGACCATTACCACTCCCCCCGCCTCCGAGGCGGCGTTCAACCAGCTTTTTGACGAATTCGATGTCGCTGATGACCGCCGTGATGACGTCGAGAATGAGAGTGCCGAAAGCCATCAGGGCGACCGCAGCAGCTATTTCAGAGCCGCGGAGATACGGGGCCACGGTGGGAGAAAGGCCGATCGCCAGGAGGGCGGAGGCGAGAACCTTGACGCCCCTCCTCATCAGCGGCTCTTTCTCCGCGTCGCGGGTCGCGACGTATAGGACCATGCCGATCAGCGTGGCCCAGTATTCGAGCGGCTTGTCCAAGACGGACCCCCTCTATTGTGTGGTGGTGGTGGCTGAACCTGACCCCTGCGGGTCGGCCAGTTCGATCGAGGTCACGAACCCCGAACTGCGGTTGACGTTGTGCGTCACGCTCTTGATCCGGTAACGCCCGTCGATCCCGGTGCGGGCCCCGACGATCTGCACGTTGCTGTCAGGCACCGCAGCGGCGTCGCCCTCGATCACGATGGAGCCGGAACCGGCATCGCGCTTGCACGTCGCCGCCGCGGCCTTGGCCTGTTGTGTTGCATCCTCCTTTGAAGCGCATGGCTTCAGTGTGTAGATGGCCTCGGACTTCAGCCCGGTTGACCGCTCGACCGATTGCCATTGAGCCGCCTTCTGGTCGTAATAGGGGGCGCGAACCTTGCCATACTTCTTCCGCGGGACGGACGGGTTGACGTCCCAAGAGTGCAAGTTCACCCCCCACGACGCTAGGATGAAGGCGCTGTATTCCGTGCCGCGCCCAGCCATCACAGCCGTGTCGCCGGCAATGCGGAAGTGCCCGCCGACGATCTGGGCGAGCCGCTGGCCGGCGTGGATCAGGCTCTCGTCCACCATCGCGAAATAGGGAACGACGGTGGTGGCGAGGGCAGGGTCGACAGAGACGCCGGACAGGCCGGCCGTCTTGCCGGCGTCGGTCAGGATATGCTTGACGGTGGCGCCATCCCAATGGCGGCGTTGCGACTGCTTCGCCGGTCCCGCGGCGTTGAAGCTCTTGGCCGAGAGGTAGAGCGTGCGCCCGCCGGATCGGTCGCCCGACGAGCGGACCTCGTCAATCGTGCCCCGGAACACTTCCCGGATGCCCTGGCCTACCCATCCGATGGACACGGAAACCGGGGCCTCTGCGGCCGGCATGGCGATCTGCCCGCCGGTGTCGTCCAGTTCAATCTGGACGCTGTCCGCCTCGCCGCCTGAGTTCAGGCTGACGCCGAGAGAGATCAGCAGCGGGTCGAGGACCGACGTGATATCGCGCCCGCCCACGATGATGGACAGCGCCGCGCGCTTCGACATGTCGGCCCCTCCTTACCAGAGCGTGATCGGCTGCAGGGTGGCCTCGGTCTCCTCCGGCGCCTCTGGGATGGGGATCGAAACCACGGTCCCCACCGGCAGAACCGGCCCCAGCGCAGCCAGCCCGGGGTTCGCATCGAGCGCCTGCTCGATCAGGCCCGGCACCGGCCGGCGGAACCGACGCCAGAGCAGGAGCGGCAGCGTGATCCCGTCGCCGCCGACGGTCAGGGTTTCATAGACAGTCGCCATCAGAACAGCCCCCCGAACACGCTCGAGAGCGCGCCGAAATAGCTCGCAGCCGATGGTGGCTGCGAACGTCGCAGGTCGATATCGACATCAATCACCTTCCCGACGCCCGAAGCGTCGAGGAAGGTGGACCGCTCCCGCACCTTCTCGATCACGACCCAACCCATAAGGGAGCCGTCGCCGCGGGCCATGTATTGCGGCAGCCCGGCCGACGCGAGCAGCCCCAGCGTCACCAGATTGCTCTGGCCGCCGAAGCGCTCGGGGAAAAGGTTGGCGCGGATCGACCACGTCTCCGCCGCCTTCCCGGTCCACTCCAGCGGGCTGCGCGCGCCTAGCACCGGCTTTTCCGCGAACTGGCCGCCGTGCTCGTGGCTGTATTCGGTGGCGTTGAAGGGGGCCACCTTGAACAAAACGGGGCCAATCATCATGAGCATTTTATGCACCCAATCCTGTATCGGCCATCACCCGGCGCAGCGCCGCGTCGACCTCGTCGGTGATCTTGGCTACAGCGCGGTCAGCCGTCGCCTGCGGGTCGCCACCGCCATAGATCGAGATCTGAGGCGAGACGGTCAGCGAGCCGATCTGCAGCCCGCCGGACGACGCCGACGGCCCGGTCCCGCTCGCATGCACATAGCCGCCGCGCGAGGGGGTGATGAGCTCCGGCCCTTCCTCGCCCACCAGATAGGTCTGACCGGCGCTGACCGGGCCGCCCTTGGCGCGCGCACCGGCCACAGCCGGCGCAGATGCGCCATTGTTATGCTGCCTGGTTCGGAAAGGCTTGATAGGAGCCGACGCATCTCCGCCTTCCCCGCCCATCCAGGCGGGCAGAGACGGCCACTTGATCCAGCCGGTAAGGTCGAGGTTCGAGAAGTAGGACTTCACCCGCTCCGGGATGCCCGCGACGTAGGCAATAAACTCCTCGAACTTCGCGATCATGCCGTTGATCGCGTCGCCGATCGCCGTGCCGATCGAGACGCCGAGCTGACGCCATTCCTCCTCGGTCTTGTTGACCGTGCCGACGAGATCTCCCATCCAGCCGAACAGCCGCTTTACGACCCCGATCACCTTGTCGATGATCGGCCCCGCCGGCTCGAACGCGGCCCGCAGGCCTTGGCCGATCCCCTGGAACATCGCCACCAGACCGGACCAGTTGTTGTATATCCAGACCCCAGCCATGGCGATGCCGGCGATTACCGCCCCGATGCCGGTGGCGATAAGCGCCATGCGGAGCGCGATGAACGCGCCGCGCACCAGAGCAATCGGGTTGAGCAGGGAGAGGAAGGCGCGGGAGCCGGTGGCGGCGACGCCTTGAAGGGCGGCGCCGATCGAGAGCGACCCCGACTGGAAGGCCCGCCGCATCAGCATGAACCGCAGCCCGACCGTCTGGAACACGCCCGTGACATGGGTCAGGAACGGGCGGAAGGGGGCGGCCAGCAGGCCGCCCGCCTTGGCGACCATCGACGCAGCGCCAGTCGCGCCGGCCGCAACCTGCAGCATCCCGCCCTTCGCGAGCAGGCCGATATAGCCGATGCCGGCCATTGCCACGCTCAGGGCCAAGAAAGCGCCCGTGACCGCGACCAGACCGGCCGTCAGCTTCGGGTTTGCCGAGGCGAAGTCCGCCATCGCCAGAAGGAACGGCGCGATCGCGGAAAGGATCTCCTTCATCGCCGGCAGCAGAGCCTGGCCCACCGCGATGCTCAGATCCCGCACCTGGTTCTTAAACCGCTGGATCGCATAGGAGCCGGTCCGCGCCCGGTTCTCGAACTCCTTCTGGACCGAGCCCAGGTAGTTCGTCTCGTCGGCGACAGCGGCAAGGCTGGTGCGCGTGCTCTCCAACTCGGACAGCAGAGGCATCAGGGCCCGCGCCTCGTCGCCGAACATGGCCGACATCAGGCCAATGCGCTTGTGCGCGTCCTGCTTGCTGATCGCCTCGAGGATGCGGAGCAGCTGGCCCGAGGCATCGACGGGCATCTTCTTTGCCACGTCCTCGGCCGCGATGCCCAGGGCGTGGAAGGCGGCGCGCTGCTCGGGCTTCGCCCAGGCCCCGCGCGAAAGCATTTTGCCGACGTTCCGCAGCGAGGTCGCGGCCACGTCCGACTGCGCGCCCATCGAGATCATGGCGGCGCCGAGGGCCAACACCTCCTCGTTCGTGAAGCCGGCGACCTTCCCATCCGCGGCGACGCGCCGGGAGAACTCGACCAGGTCAGACGCGCTGGAAGCGGTGCTGTCGGACAGATAGTTGATGGTGTCGGCGTAGCGCGCCGTCTCCTCAATGGTCAGGCCGAGAGCGGTCTTGATCTTGGCGAGAGCCGAGCCGGTCTCCTCGCCGGACATCTCCCAGGCGACGGCGCTCTTTGCAACCTGCCGGGTGAACTCCTCGAGATCGTTGTTCGCGATCCCGGACTGCGAGGCGGCGGCGGCCAGCGCCGCCAGTTCCTCGACCGCCATCGGGATCTCTTTGACGGCGATCCCGCGCAGCGTGCGCTCGAACCCTTTTAGCTGCTGATCGGACATGCCCGAAACCTTGGCGATGTCGGCCATTTTGTCCTCAAGGGACATAGCGTTGCTGAGCGGAGCGCCGATCGCGGTCCGCAGGGCGTAGAAGCCGGCGACGGCGTCCACCACCCGCGAGCGGGACCGATCCAGCGCCGCGTTGTTCCGCTCGATCGCCGCGCCGATCCGCGCCTGCGTCCGGTCCAGAGCGCCAGTGATGCCGCCAGCCGCGGCGGCATCCTTGACGCCCGTAAGGGCCTTCGACATCGCGCTGGCCGGACCAGAAACCCGGTCCAGCAATGAAACGATCAACTGGCTGGTCCTGGTGGCCATGGTCTACCTCATGCGCTTTTGTGCCCGCCGGAGATCCGCCGGGCTTCTTTGTGCCAGGCCACGACCTCCTCCCATTCCATGGCGAGGAGGTCAGGCAGGGGGGTGTGGAGCCAGTGCGCGACTTCGGCGATTACGGCGCGCCAGTCGCGCGCGCCTGCGGGAAAAAACTGGCCGCGGCCTCGGCGAGGTTGATCAGATCCTCGGCGTCCAGTTCGTCGGCGACCTCGGGCGGCAAATCGCCGAGCACGCTGACGATCAGGATCATATCGCCGACGCCTGGATCTTTCGCCCCGGCCTCCGCACCGCCACGCCCGAGGCTGAAAACAGGCTCGAGCTTGGCGAGGTCACGCCCGCGCGCGCGGCGAAGCGTGACGCTTTTGATCGGCGGGTCGAGGTGATCCAGCGGCCAGGCGAGCGGGATGGTCTTGCTGCGTTCGCTCATGCTCACACCGTCGGGATCTGAAGGATGGAGCGCTCGTCGTCGTTCTGCGCGACGCCGTCCACCCGCCATTCGCTGGAGAAGAAGTCGAAGAAGAATTTCTCCGCCCCGTTCACCCAGAGCTCATAGTGGACCACGGCGTTGATCTCGTAGTCGTGGCCCTGCATCTCGCCGCGCTGGAAGGCTTCCGGCCCGACCTTGCCGAGCCTGCCGCGCATGACGGCCTTCGCCTCCTGGGCGACGCCGGTGGCGCGGTCGCGCAGCACGCCGTAGGCGGTGAAGTGGTTCGTCGCGCGCGAGTTCAGGCCGAACATCGGCAGGACTTCGGGATCCCAGCCGGCCAGCTTGAAGCTGGGGGTCAGCTTCTGGATCCCGGTCGGAACCTCGATCTGAAGCCGGGAGCCGCCGGCGTGGTGATCCGCGAACATCTCCTGCAGCTCGGGGAGAGCCAGCTCGGAGAGCGTGAGGTGTTTCGAGTTGTTCGGGTCGTGGTCGCCGCAGAAAAGGTTGGCGGCTTCCATGATGAGCAGTCCGCTCATGGGGCATCTCCTGAGATTAAGGGGGTGATGGGCGAGGGGGCGGTGGAGAAGGTCGGCCGCCTGATGGGCGGCCGACGATCATCAGCCGGTGGCGAGGTCCGCGACCAGCGCGTCGATCGCCGGGCGGTAGCGCCGCGACTGGATTTCCAGGTAGCGCAGCACCGGCGCCTCCTCGGCCGCGAACTCGATCGTGATCCGGCCCAGCCGTACGTCCGACGCCGCGTTCTGGTCCGGGCGGAAGGCCACCCGGTAGCCCAGGATGTCGTTGTCGGCCTTCAGGATCGACAGCGCCTCGTTCATCGTGTTGATGATCGCCTGCACCGTCTGGCCCGTGATGTTGAAGCGCCCGAGGAAGGTCCGCAGGGTTTTCAGCAGCATCAGGTGGATATAATCGCGGCCCCGGGTGACGTTGTAGAAGCGCCAGAGGTCGTCCGCCCCGCAGTTGTCGGTCCCGATGAAAACGAACCCGCCGTCGGCCAGCGCGCCGTCCACGCCCATCTCGCCGCGGATCAGGATGCCGATATTCCCGGCCAGAAGATCCTGCCCCTCGGTCGCCCCGTCGGTCAGGCTGAACCTGATGGGGCGCGACGGCCCGACAATCCCGTAGATCGGCTGGTTCGCCCAGCTGTGGAAGGGGCGCCCGCCGAACTCGTTGTCGCGGCGCACCGCGAGCCCGAGGATCGCAGGCGACATCGGCATGGTGACCGTCTCGCCGCCGACAGAGACGCGCACTGCCGGATCGACCGGGATCATGCGCTCCGAGGACAGCGTCTCGCGCCAGTCCAGGGCCGCCTGCCGGGTCGTCGCCGGGCCGTCCACCACGGCATGGGCCAGCAGCGCCGCGCAGATTGGCGGC